GTTGTGTATTATTATCTTTTTGATCCATGAACTATTTACCTAGTTTTACAGCCCGCGTAAGAACCTTGCCGCATCAGTGTTTGTATCTTGCAATGCAACACCGTCGCTTGGTGTATTAACGCCCGGTTGATACCAATTTACACCGCGTCTTACCAAAATAGTAATTCCGGTTCCAGCTGCTGGTGCTGTATCAAATTCAATTCCAACTGGAGTGGCTCCTGTAACAGCATATCCGCTTGTTATTCTAGTGCCGCCTACCCAAACTTCAACTGCATCAACTTCCAGAGCGCTATCAGTGTCGCTGAATGTGATGTTGGTTGCTTCAAATGCCACTGTAGATCCGTCTCCCAAGAAGTAATTGCTGTCGATGTAGTTTTGGAATTCTGCTGGCATAATTTCGCCGCGACCCATTGCATAAACAACAACACCAGCTTCGTGTGAATCAACTGCTGTGCCACCTGTGCCTCGACGCAAGCTACTGATAGTATTAGTAGCAATGTCTCTGTTACGATACATAATGCGTTCGCCGCCAATTGTTAACACACCCCAAATATTAGCAGTAACATTTGGTGCATCAAGTTTAGAAGCATCATCCACATAGATCACATCATCATTTTCGCCTAGTGTTTGTGTTAACACTGTGGTAGTGTTAGGTGTGATTCTGTAAGTTGCTTGCACGCCACGCATGTCTTGGAATATGCGGAATGCCATGGCTTCAGGAACAACACTGTTTGTAAACTCAGTGATCATCACAACATCAGTAGTATTGATAATTCCTCTGGCCAGAATAATCTCATCATTTACAATGGTAAAATCTTCTCCAAAGAACAATCGATCTCCATTCAATGTTACCCACAAACGATCTGGGTTGGTAACAGGTCTTGGAAGATATAAATTGTTGTTGCTTACAGTTACACCAAGTGCGTAGTCAAAACTGCCCGGTTCGTTGTTCAACGTAGCTGACGAATAATCAGTAGAGTCAAAACCTTCAGTGACCACTGAGCCAGACACAACTGGACCAACATAAACAGTAGTGACAATTTCCTGTTGACGAGTGTCATTCCATGTGGTAACAGCAATTATGTCTCCAGTTACTGGAATTAGTCCTTGGGTTGGGTCAAAATACAAACTAGTCCCACTATCAACACGAGCTTGAGTATTTGTTGTCACAGCAATCAAGATTCTCTCTCCGTCGGCTGGAGTTGTGTTGAACACAACATGTCTGTGATCTCCTGTGTAAGGTTCTACCACAAAGTCAGAGCCAAGTGTTTGAGGAATGTCGTTGATGTATACCAACACTTCGTTATCTGCTACTATTGCATCACTGAATCCCAATCGTGCAGGCAACAAGTATGCAGAGCTACCATCAGCAAAATATTCAACACCACCAGCAGTTCTTGCTCTTACGCCGTTTACAGTAACAATCATGTTAGCAGGATTGGTATACTCCAAACTGTTGTCAAGATCAAAAATCAACGACGATCCGTCAGACACAATATATTGTGTGACAGGAGCACTCCAGCTGTAATTTACTTGAGTGCTGTCGACAGTTGTTGGGCCCAACACATATACAACCACCAAGTCGGCAGCACTGAAAGATGTACCAAATGTCACAGTTGTTGTGTTGTTTGTTCCTGCTGCATAAGTTACATTAGTATATGGTGTGCCGTTTACCCACACATCAACTTCTTGAATTTGTGTAAACAATACCGGAACACTAATGCGATTGTTGCTGATTTCATTTCCTACATAATTCACACGATACAGTTGATTGCCACCACCTGCGCCGTATGCTGTGCCAACCAATATGTCGCCTACGTTGCATCCAGCAGTAACAGTAAACTCTTTTGAGCCCCAATCAATAGTATAGTCAACATCCGGGAGCATTTCAACTCCTGTGGTTTGGTTTGTTAACACAATGGTCACAAGATACGGAACATAGTCATACCATGATACAAAACTATAAGTTTGTGGCAAAGATTCTACAATAATAGCACTTGAATGCGAACTAAACCCGTGTCCGTTCACTGCCCAGTCTGCACCTGGGCGAGTATAGATGCGCATATCAAGTGTATCAAACTCTGCACCAGGAACTAATTCTTCAGGAGCAAAACTTGAGAATGTATCAATATATGTGCCGCCGTCGACATTGATGTCAGTGGCACGTGTGCCAAGGAACGGATCCAAATACGGGCTTTCATAAATTGCATCAAGAATAGCAGGATCGTATGTTGGACGACCTTCAGGACCGTAGCTGATGTTATCAAAAGGATTGATGTCAAAGTTACCGATATCAAATCCTGTGTTTTGATCAAAGTTGACTCCGGCAACTTGCACTCCTGGATATTCAATACCGTCAATCAACAATGGCAATTGCAAACCTGGCTGATTGGCAGTAGGTGCGTAATATCCTTGAACACGATCTGCTGCTCCTAGATCACTTGCAGGCACTGGTGTCCAGTTGTCTGGATTAAAAGTTGCCGAGGTAGTTGTTGAATTGGCACTCCATACTTTATCGTTGTAGCGCACTAGGCTACCGGTAGCGTAGGTAGTGTTTGCTGCCCAGTCAACCACCGTCGAAGTGTATTCGCAGCGGTCATACTTTAATGTAGTCTTTATAGATCTTACCAGTTGGTTGCCCATAACAGCATAAGCTCTTGCGCCGACGCCGTTGCCTTCGGTAATTTCAATTATTGCAGTGGTAGAATACCCAACACCGGGATTGATAACATTGATAGCAACAACTTTACCAGCACTGTTGATAACTGCTTCAAGTTCAGCAGGTACTTCGCAGTCTCCAGTGACTGTAACCAGTGGTGGTTCAGAGTAACCGGCACCGCCGTCGATGATTGACACACTGTCAATGCTCAAGAGGTAATTTGCATACCATTGGCTCCAAGGCCACAATGTCCAAATTTCATCATCGCTGTATGCATCAGATGCGTCGTTTGGTGTTCCGGTGCCAACTGCATTGCTCTTGGTGTAAGGTAACAGCACAGGGCTGGTATACTTTGGAATCTCCAATAAACGATTGTAATATGCAGGAACATCAAAGTCTGACAATTGACCATCGTATATGTCTTGACCGTTGTATGTTAAATTAAACTCTTTGATCTGCACATGGTAAGGTTTGACTTCCTGTATATAATCGAGCACAAAGTCTTGATTGTCCTGACGGAACACCTGGAATGGTAGCAATTCACGGATTTTGTGATTTACATCGATCAAACTGGTTTTAGTCAGCCACTCAGGTGCTTGGAATTCACTCAACATGTAATTGAACATTAGGATCAATGCTTTATTGCGATAAATTGCCAAATCTTCAATGAACAATTCTTCGTTGATAGCTTGAATAATTTTTCTAGTTTCAATTACCGGTTCAGAGTCAAAGTATTGAACATCAAATACTTCAACGTCAAATCCAAAACGGCCAGCAGCATAGTCCCAAAGCACATTACTAAATGCAATGGTTCCATCTTGAAGGCTAACACGTGACCATCCAGTTGTAACACGTTGATATATTTCCCATTTTTGTTGTGCGTTGGCAGTGACTTTTACGCTGGCACCCAATGGTGTTATCAATTCTACAGTTGCCAGATCCGAATAGTTTGCAACTTCATACACAGGAACTTGAGTAGTGTTGTAAGTAATATCATACCAATCAATATAATTCCAGTATTTTCTTGTGTCGTAGTTCTGCACTCTGGTCAACTGAGTGGTTCTCGGTGAGCCCAACAAGTCTGTTTGCTGGACCACTGTGTAAATTGTCCACAGTCCCCCGTTGTTGCTGTCTGAATCGATTAGATATTTGTAACCAAGGGCAACTTCATACAGATCTTGGTAAGATAGTTCTTGAATGTTGTTTAATCGTTTGTTCCATTCTCCGCTTGCCGCGGTTGGTTGTGGTTCAGAACTGTTTAACAAAATAAATGAACGGCTCTCTGTAATTGGATGTTGCTGTAGGATCGAATTAGTATATGTCAAGTAATTGTTGAGCGCACTAAATCTATTTTCAAACATGCTCTGACGAGGACGGAACTGCACACCGTAACGTTCAGCAGGACTTAGAGTAATATCGGGCACTAGCGCACCAGCAGAGTTTACTCCACAGAAACTGTCTTGTAATTTTCTATACAGATTGTCACTCAAGAAACTTGAAGGATCGTCTTGAGCAATCAACTCATATTCTGTATGAATGTTGTCATCGTTACGCTCTCTATCATAACCAATATTGATAATCGTATCAGATGCACTCAAATATTCGAGCGAATTATAGATAGCTATAGTATTGGCATCAAGAGGTGCAATATACGGAATTCCCGAACTGCGTGGGCTTTCAATGTATCTAGCAATACCAGTGGTACTCAATGTTTTTCCAGCACCGCTGTTGATTGTGTCAATACCTGTTACCCAGAAATAATAGGTTGTAACAAACACACCTTGTTGATTTAGTTGTGTTCTAACAGTATAACTGATAGTGTTCAACGGAGTGCCTGGTCCAGTATACGCTGCTGGTAGCACACTACTCGCTACCCATTGATAAATTTCAACTGTGCTACCAGGGAACAGTTGTGCCCATCGACGACTTGCGTAAACAATGTCGTTCTGACTTGGATCAATGAATCTAGTAGAACTGATATCCCACCAAATTTGTCCTACTTTTTCTTCTGCCCAGAAATTACCATTGTCGTTTATTGGACCTTGATTGTATTTTGCTGGGTCATCAGCACTGATGTAATCAATGTTCTGACGTGCAGCACCCAAAATCTTGCCTTGCAAAGGATTAATATAATCCAGGAAGTTTGTTTTACTAGATTGCAACTTGTTATACAAATAAACATTGTTGAACAATGTTACATCTGCTGTTGGCTCTTGAACATGAATTGGATACCAAGCAGGACGATTGGTTGTATTTTCAAAAATACCAACGCTACCGTAATTTACAGAGCTGTCGCCAAGGTCACTGCCCGGCGCACCAACTAACAATCTGCCGCTGACATAGCTAACAGATGTGCCCCACTGATCAAGTGGTTCCAAATCTTCATTGTAAATTTGTTGTCCAAACACAAACTTAACAGGGTTTGTTATACTCGAGTCTGCACTTGCTAGCATATCAAATGAATATACTGCACCACCTTCGATCACAACACTTGAGAATATTGTGCTACGATCATCAAAAATTGTAGTCTTGTTATCAAATGTAACTGGTTCATATGTGTTGCCACCCGGCGCACCCACAATCAATGTCTGTGAGTCAGATGAGATTGACAACGACGAACCAAATTTTGCATTTATAGAAGGGTTAGGGCTGATAATGGTTTGAGTGTATACATACACATCAAAACCCACATCATTGAACAATGTGCCAGTCAAACCTGGTGATACTGATAGCTTGTTGAATTCAATGGCTGCATCTGGATTAATAACATTTATTGTGATTAAACCATTTCTGACCGAAGATGTGATGTTCGGTAAATTTGCATCATTGATATCGCCGGAAAACACTTCAATCCAACTGCTGGGTTTCCAGTAGGTTGTATTAGTAATCGGTGTTGGAACAGGAACATTTCTAATTGCCTGATATATGTCACCGCTGTTAATTACAAATGTGCCGCTGGCATATTCTACCAATGAATCCCAGGTCGCTGGTGTTGATAAAGTAACTTCAAAGTTACTGATAAACATAGTGCCGCCAGGAGTCAATGTTGGCGATACATTTGTAGATGTTATCACACCATACAGTCTGGCTTGGTTCACAAAACGTTCAACAGAACCGGCCTGGATTTGCAACGATCCGTCAGTTGGTGCACCAATATAAAGACTGCAATTTGTCGGGCATATATCCAATGCTGCACCAAAACTTGCTTCGTCGAACGGCGAGGCTCCTGTGATAGTTTGCACCAAATTAAAAATATTATTTTCTATTTCAATGGCATCACCAACATTTAATGTTACAGAACTGTCGAGAATTACATCTGTGCCAACAACAGAATATTGACCGTTGATATACTGTGCAGAATTTGTTAAGTATTCTCCATTAAGCACAACTGCCGCCGGCGCATTAAATCCTGCTGGCAATTCAAATGTTGTTTGCGATACATCACTAACAATATACTTGATAGTGCCACGACTAAACACATAGCTTGCACCACTGTTGCTTACTGTGGTATCAGCATTACTTGCACCAACCACGACAACTCTTCCTGAATCAATTTGAGCTAGGCTTGCACCAAATCTTGCATCAGGGGCAAGACCTGAAACATCAAGAGTATCAACAAAAGTAAATTGTGTCGTTGCAGTAACAGCTATGCTTGCTCCGGCTGCCGGTATAGTATTAAACACAATGTCGTTTGCATATGCGCTGTCACTGTTAAAGTCGTAGTCAATAAATGGTCTTTGCAATACACCATCCACAGTCACAGACATTGACCAAATATTTTCAATGCCGTATAGATACGGAGTAATTGGGAAAATATAATTATTGGTTATACCAGACCCACTTACTGTAAAGTCAGTGATACCGCCGTTGTCATCAACTCCTGTGACTGTTAATACCAAATTGTTTGCAGGAGTAGTAGGTGCATTGGGTAAAGAATTTTCTGTTCCCAAAGTCGAGCCGTCAAATGTCACAGTATTACCTACTGCATAATTTGCACCCACTGCGGTAACTGTTGCAAAATATTCCCCTCGGGTATTAGTGATTGTAAACTCAGCAGCCGATCCTGATCCCGATGTGCCATCCTGCGATACCTTGTAATAGGTCTTGCTATCTAGAATCTGTCCTTGCTTGCGTTGTATAATTAAAAGTTGGTCTGCCGGCGGCAAATCAGTTAATACAACGTTTGTGCCAGTGACAGTATAATCCGTTCCAAGAACTAACAATTTGTTATTGTAAACTACATTAAGTTGCTCATCTTCGCCTGAGTCGATAACAATTTTGCCGTCAAATGAATATATTTTTGTTATACCATCTGTTACATAACGAGCGATTTGTAGCTCAACATCTTGTCTAGCAAATGCATAGACTTTGTTATTGCCCGGGGCACCAACATACATCCAACGCTCATCTCTGCTGACTGATACTGCATAACCAAACTCACCTGAGCCAAAATCTTGGTCCGGTGCAACAAGTAGTTGTCGTTGTTCAAAGGCGTTGCTATTTTCTGCACGATATATTACCGCAGAATAGCCCATGTTGTTGTTGGATGCACTGGCACCTGCTGCAAGCCAACTTTGATAGCCGATGTCAACTGCATTTCCGTATCCCAGAGTTCCAGTTGTTCCCAAGGTAAGAGTAGCAGTTTCAGCATACTGATTCGAGTTATCTCTGAGATAAGGATAAACTGCACCGATTTGTGCTGATTCTTCAGTTGGTGTTCTGTATCCAGGAGCACCAACCACTGCAATGATATTTTGATAGCCTTGTGATATAACACTGCCAAATCGAGCACCGTAGATAGGAGCATTGTTGGGCAGAGTATTATTAACAGTTTGAGAGAATGGAGTTTGTTTTTCAAGAACTTGCCATAGACCATTTCCGTTGTTGTCAACCCAGGCTTTTGCACCAGCAGTGAGTTCATTTGCATAACTCAAATTAATAACATCACTTGCTTGTGCAACACGCATTGTTTTTAATACAACAGCAACACCTTCGCCGGTGATGCTTCTTGTCAACGGCAACTCAACCACAATTGTATTTGCAGATGGTACTGCTAATACTCTATACACATCGTCGACGTTGTCTGCAAAATTTCTAATCACTATTATGTCGTATATCGACAGATTATGTTTACCTGTAAATGTAACAACACTAGTAGAGTTCAAGTTTGTAGAGATTTGTCTTACAAATCCTGGAACAGGCATACAACGGAAAACTCCCCAATCGTATGCATTAATTTTAGCTGCCCAAATTGTTGTGCCAACGCCAATGGAGTCTATCACACCCGGTGCAAGACCTAAATCAGCATCCAACGAGAACACAGTGAGATCAACATCATCAAGATTAACATAACCAGCTGTGGGCAATGCAGAATCTTGTATCGGTATGAGTGTGGTAGGGAACACATCTGTGGTTGGAATCTTATAGCTTTGGCGCCACAAATCATTTAATAAGATTTTTTGATCAGCTTGACTTTCTTGGCCGACGTTGACAATTTGCACAATTGCTGGATCTGCTAGCAACAGTGCTTCATTGAGACGTAGTTCAACAAAGCTCTTGTTTGCAGTAGCACCGTAGGTGCCTCTGAGTATTGCCCAATTTTCGTAAAGATCGTATTCTGCAACTTCCTTGTTTGTTTGAGCATTACCAATTAGTCTTACGCTGCGAACAGTTCCTTTGTCTTTGAGGAATTGCTTGTATACATTGACCTGACTAATATCGTCAAGATTCAATGCAGACATATACTCTCTTGGGCGGAATCCAATTAGTCCAAAAGACACCAGATCCTGATCTGTTTCCAGATTTGCAGTGTTGGTGTTGTATGAGTTCGACAACTGATCGCTCAAGTTAGGCAAGTTCTGCAACAAGCCCTTTTGAATTTTTGTGTAATCGCTCTTTACCCAGTCGCTGTATTCAAACAACGCCTTTGGCTGCACAATAGTTTGTGCCGACCAATAATTATTTTTGTAGGTAACAATTTCGCCCTTGGCATATTTTTTCTGTGGTTGCCATTCTTCGATGGTTTCACTATTGTTAAAAATAAATCCTTGTGCATCTAATTGGCCGTTCCAATCAGAGTTGATGATAGCAGTGACGTTGACTCTACTTTGTCTTGCGCCAGTGACTGGATCATAAATCAAATCGTTAAACACACTGACGTTGTCTAGAACAACAATACTTTCATAGTTTGTAAACTTGAGATCTAGATAACTGATAGTTTGTTCATTTAGCGTAGATACTTTAAAAATGTTTTCGTTGCGATCTATCACCAAGTTGCGAATAGGTAGAGTGGATCTATTTTGATCAAGAATACTGTTTTCAGGAGTTTGTGCAACTATGCTATCAATGATTGCCTGCGGTTGCACGGCTGTTAAACTAAATGCAGTTGGGTTAAGGTTAATAACTGCACCTGGTTCCCAGCCTTGATTTGCCCAATATAAAAATTCCTGGGCCATCTGATTCCAGTTAAGGGTATATCCGTTTTCTCTATCATTAAAGATAATACCTTGCTGTTCTAGCAATGCGCCGTAACTTAGTAAAAAGTCAACAACCACAGTCTTGTTAGTGAATACATAACCATAAGGCACTTGAACTACATCATCGGTATATTGAGCAGGAACAGTTACACTTTGGCCGCCGGCAGTGATTGTAGTTTTAGTTCCGTATGTTTTACTAACCAGTGTGTTAAAATATGGTGAAGTAATGCTGTAACCATACAGTGCATATCCATTCTCAACAACCTGGAAAATAACCGAACTATATAATACTCTTTCAAACGGTTGATTTTTGTATAGCATCAAGCTATAGCTTTCGTCAGGCAACAACAAGCTAGAGTTCAAGCTGTTAGGGCTAGACTTTTCTGTGTAAACTTTTAGATATTGTTTATCAGTAAATGCGCCAATTCGATAGCACAAGCGCACATCCAAACTCTCAAGATCTTTGGTTAGATTTGCTGTGCTGCTCAAACCAGTTTGTTGGTTATAATCAACAATCCAATTGATAAAGCTGGCTTTGCTTGTGCCGTCGCCGTAGACCTGAACACCATTTGCATCCAGTCTGTAACGACCGTTATACAAGTATTGATTGTAATCAGCATCAAATTTGTAAAGGTCGCGGTCAGCAAACAACGAGAAGAATTCTGCAGGGCGAGTCAGAGCATACAAACGCATCAGCGCAAAAGGATAGCTCGAACTCTTGCGCCAAGAATATTCAACAGGACCTTCGTCACCAACTACCCAGGACTTTTGGAATTGACTTGAATCGTAAAATCCAACCACACTGTCAAACGGACTTAATAGTTCGCCTTGTGTGCCAGTAGGAATAACTTCAGTCAGTCTTGGTCTAGCATACTGTGTGAGGTAGTATTCGCCTGCAGGATCAGCAACCTTGCCTGCTGCAAGGTCATCCCACAACACCAAGTTATCACTGGTATAAGGGGCAGCACCGTAAACATCTTGCCACCATGATGGTTCAATTGTGAAACCTAACATTTCCCAAGGTGTGGTGTTGGGGCTTGTGGTATCGTAAAAATATTGATACAAGCCACGCCATGCACCAATGTTCAATGGGGATTCGTTTGGTCCTGTTAATCTGTTGCCGCAAGCACTGTAGTTCCAAGTGAATTCGTTTGATGCAATATAATCTTGTGACAGGTAGTTAAGTTTGTTCCAACCAATCCAACTCAAAAAGTCAACTGACAATATTGAATTTACTTCAAACAAAGTGTAATCAGTTGTTCTGAACTGGCCTGGAATAATATCAACTGTGGTCAGTGGAATCCTGCTCTTGACTTTTAAGTTGTTGAAAATTCTAGTTTCAAATTCTAACAACAGGTCATCTCTAAAATCACCAAATGCCGCAGTCAAGCTACCATCGTGTCCAACAATCATTGTTTGCGGATTTACGTAGTTTGTATCTAAGTAAATGCGAGGACGATAGGCAGGATATAAACCCATCTTTGTTGGGGTATTAGGAACAAAGTTACCGTAGGTGGTAGTATATTCTCTAATGGTAACTGTGTCTCCAACGGCTAATGTGGCTGTGATAGTCAAACGAGGACTGTCTGGGGAAACAGTATAGTCTTTGTCGATTGTCAACAGCACGTTGTTCAAGTATACCAACAGACCTTTGTAGTTGGAACTGGTAAAATCGTAAGTGGTTGAGAGATCAAAAACATTGGTAGAGATTGGAGTGATCTTTACAATATTTTGTGTGTAGATTGAACTGGCCGGTAACATGTCCGACCAATAGAACGGAGATGTTTCAATCTTACCAGCATTAATGTCGTTAAATGCTGCTGTGAGCATTTCAGGTATTGTTAGATTTGTATAGTCGTTTCGAGTCACAGTATCTAACAATTGAGCTTTGAATTTTTCGTATTCTCTGCTGTTATACTCAAGAGATGTGAAAATATTATATTCTTGGCTGCGCATGAAATAGCCAGCCATTGTCATTGGAGAACTTTGTTGTAAAATGTTCTCGCCGTATGGAATAATATTTCCTAAGTCCCGACTGTTGTTTGCCCCATTAATTTTACCAACTAGGCCTTTGAGGTTTTCACCAATTGATTCATAATGAGATCTTACAGTGCCCAGGGTGAATGTTTTGCTGTTGCCGTTTAGCGGATTGTTCTCAAGGTTTACAGGCACTTGATAAAATCCATACTTGCTTGTCAAGGCACTCAATGCATCAACTTCAATGATACTACCTATGCCAGCAAATTCGTCAATGGTGCCAATGATAATAGTTGTTGTGTTGCCTGTGACTGTGTAAGTGTAATCGTTGGGATCAATAAAGATCCCGCTGGCATAAAGTTGAATTGGGGGGAACTTTGATGTGGTGTCAACTGGTATGTCAAGAACCAACGGAGCACCGGTATATGTAAAACTAAACTGTTGTCTTACCACACTCTTTTCTGCGGCCCGTTGCCACCCAATTTCTTTTACATAAGCAGTTCGTGTGCTGTATTCTCTTACATTGCCTTGGCTGACCAGTTCGGTGCTGGATACTCGATCTTTGGTGTAGGTAAATTCATCTGAGTATAAATTGTTGTCAAACACAATATCGCCGACATTGCTCAAGCTCAAGTATTTCAACGGAAATCCTAGAACTGTATCGTCAGTGCCAGTGCCTACTGCATAAGAAAATAATTTACTACCAACAAAGTTTGTAGATGGATATTTAACACGATTACCAAGACTTACACCATCTACATCATATACATTGAACAATGGTGGCTGATTGGTCTCAGTTTTTTGTTGTGCAAGCAGCCACTCAACACCATCATAGTAATAGCTTTTACCTTGTTGTTGTATACCCGACAAACAAACAACAGTTTGATCTGCTAAAACAGCAGAGTCTGTTGCAGGAACCAAATTGATAATTGGCTCAGTAATCAGTGGTGGAACAGTATCTGGACTAATAAATTCAACTACATAAATTTTATTACGAACATTTGGATCTGTGTCTGCTGCAAAAATAACTCTAGATCCATTGATAAACGAGTATCCGTCGATGCTGTATCCAACACTGCCGTTGATAGTGCTCAACGCATCAGTTGCAGCAAAGTCAATAATGTTAACTGGTTGTTTTCCAGAAGTGCCATTATCAAATAATCGTGTGCCGGCTCTGAATTCAATGATGGGGCGCTTGGCTCTAAAATTGTTGTCTAGTGTTGCTATTGTGTTGTTGTATTCTGCCGAAGCATTGATAACATCAATATGGAACCATCGGTTTGATCTTGACCATGCATTGAGATCAAGGCTAGCTCGATTGATAGTAAGATAGTCAGGTATCAACGGTTGGTTCAAACTTGCATCAAAGTTACCAATATCGTAGGCCAAACTATCGTATGGGATAGTTGCACTTTGTGTGTATGTCTCAGGTGTTACAAAGTCAGTTACTGGCAACAATTTAATTGCTGTGCCAACACCTTCAATGTAATAACTGTTGTCTTGATAGCTTGCTGGTTCAACATTGCCAACAAATGTAATTTTTAGTCCGTTGGTAAACACAACACCGTTGGGACTTGTGTAGTTTTTCTTTCCAATGATTTCGTTTACGTCCAGGGTGCCTGCGTTTGCTTCGTCTACAATCTGGATTCTACCAAAAATCTCTGGGTCTGTGCCATCTTGATAATACAATGTTGTTTTGACTGCAGTCAGCAATGGTATCTGTTCAAACACCCCAGAGGCATTTTTAAACCATTCTGTGCTGGAATATGTTGTGCCAGATAAAACATTAAATTTTTCGAGATTGTTTACTGACAGGATAGAGGTCAATCTGATATACTTGTTGCCGCCCTCAGTAGTAACATAGTTGATTTGCCACACACCGTAACGTTGCGACGGATCGATCACAGTTGTTTGATCAAACAATGTAGTATCGTAAGAGCCAATGCGTCCGTTGTTGCCTGACGACTCGATTAGTGGATCAAACTGAGTTGTGATTTCCCAACCACCTGCTTCTGGATCAGGTTGTTGTTCTTGGAATACAATTGTTTTGCCATCTAAGTTTGTGATACCATCAATACCTGTTGGATTTTGCAACAGAAACTGATCAACGAATATGTTGTTGATCTGGTTAAACTTTAAAGAGGTTATTAAGTCAACACCATTGGTGGGTAAACTGCTATCAATATTGGTTAGCCCATAATAAAAACTCTGAGCAGTGGCCAATGGAACGTTGAATGTCACAGTTCCAAGGTCTTCGCCGTTGTTTACTACACCAAGAACATCTCTACCACTGATGTTGGGAGTGGCAATAACTTTGCCGTCAACACCTGGGTCAACTTGAATCCAGAATCCTGGACCGGTACCAGGCACAGCATCAATGATGTTTAATGTGCCTTTGAGATTTCTCTGGATGTCATTGCAATAATACAATGTGTCAGGGGCATCTTGTGGCACAGTAAACGTAATTTTTCCGTTGACAATACCGTTGTTTGTTACCCCAGTGGTATACTGGTTTGTTGTGCCTAGAGTAGGATCTGTTTTGATGTAAAATGCATATTCATTTCTTGTCAAGTTGAATACGTAAGTATTGCCACGAGTGAGTGTTAGCGTAGGATTATTTTGGTAATCAATAACAAACGACGAAGTGCTGTTGGATGTCACACGGTAGTTGACAGTTTCCTTGGCATTTTGTGCAACATTAAAATTATAAGAGCCGCCTCGAACCAAACGCACCACAGGGTTGTCGCCAGACAACCCACTAAATGTATAAACACCGTTTTCTCTAGTGACATCAAATGTGTCAGTTAATGGCAACTGACCAGCATATACGTCCGCTGCATCTGGGCCAGCAGGTAACCAATAGTATTGACTAAAGTTTGAGAACTTGTCAAGATCAATAAACGGATCCCAAGTGTAATAATCACTTGTATACAGTCTGTCAGAGTCGTCGGTGATACCGCCAGCGAGGTTAATTGCATCAGTGATACCTGGGTATGTGATAACATCCTTGACATCACTTGTGTTGTATTTTTTAAGAACCACACCTGGTTCAAGCTGATAGTTTGTTCTTACGTCAGTGGTTTCTTTGATATACTCATCATTTGGATTGACACCTGGACCGACACGTCGTCCAACAAAGCCTTGGATTTTTGTAAACGCTGGTTCTTGCACCAGTTGATCTAACGTAGCAGCAAGGAATTGCTTGTTCGTAGAAGTTTGAAAAATCTCAGGTAAAAATTCTACCGTTCTAACTCGTGCCATCTTAAATTACTCCACTGCCCGGGGCTGTACGAAGGTTCGTACTTGTGAGGGCTTCAATCACATCAATGTTATTTACTGTCGCTGCATTTACGAAAATTTGACTTGGAGTTGATCGTATTTCGTATAAGTCACCAAAACTTTTTTGTTGATCCAATGGCACTAGAACAACTGAACTAATTACTCCTGCCATGTTGTCGTGCAAATATGCTGCCAATTCTGAGAAGTAAAATGTATCACCAAAGTCCCATTTGTCAATGCTAAAGTATTGATTCATGTATGTAACCACAAGATTTTTAATTTCGCTAACACTTGCTGTGCTGTTAAATGCCTTGATGACTTTAATAGTTGCTCGCAAACTTTCGTCTGCCTTTTCGCCAAACAAAGGTTTAAATTCAACTGAGTTCAAAATCATAGTGTCAGAAATCATTTTGAAATCTTGAAGACCTTGATATGCTGTTGTTAGTTCGTTGATAGTGGGAGGCAATGGCTCAGGTATGGTGCCAGTCACATCACGAATATAATTTTGATATGCTGTATAGTATTGAGATGTAACCACATACAAGTCAATGATATTACTTGTGCCTGGATCAATACGTGCTGTCAACGGACTATTGTGTCTATACTGGAAGTATAGATTCTGGCGACCGGTTCTTGCTATCCATGCTGTGCTTACATTGGATAATGTTCTCAATCCAGTTGTTACATTTACTGCCAGCTGATAGAACTGCTCAGAGGTATATGTATAAAACACTTGACCATTGGCATATTGCTCTTTGACCAATTCAATGTCATCCAATGTTGCATACTCTGAATTCACACGTCCGCTTTCGACCAGCAAGTATCTTTCTAAATTGTCAAAGTCAACTGTTTTTTCCAAGAACACAAGTTTTGATGTTGGGTTCACGCTAGGCGCAACAATGTCATTGAAGAAATCGGGATTGTCTGGAACACCATCTGCATCTGAATCTTTAAAGCTGACCAAAACTTGGAAGTCATCAACATAACCATCACTCAACACAGGTTGATCAACAATTTCAAGTTTGATATCTTCAGCTAGTGGCAATGCACTGTCAGGTCTGCTGTTGGTTTTTAATACATTAACAAAGTCTTTGATTACAGTTCCGGTTCTACTGTCATACACTTGCTCGTCGCCATAGAAGAAGAAACGATTTTGCAACACAGAGCCAAACAAATACTCGAGTGCTCTTGAACTCACTGTGTATGTGCTTCCGTCAGTGATGAACTCTACCAACCAACTTGCATCAAGATTGGTGCCTGCGGTGCTACCAGCATTTGCCAAACTAAAATCAGCGCCTTGTGCTAGGTTTGTAGATGTAATCAAATACCAAGTTCCGGCAGTGCCTGTTATGTTGCCTTGGCTGTCGTATCCTATGCCAAAATTTCTGTTTAATAAGATTTGTTCGGCCATTGAGCTTTCAAACGACACTGGCAAGTCCGTGATAAAGATAGGGATAACTTGTGTGGCAATTGCCCCTGTTGGAATAAAATTGTTCAGCGCAACTGGTCCAAGGCCACTTGGCAAGTTTCCTTCACCACTGTTGGTGCCTTCAAGATACACGCTGGTTGGGCTTGCCCATATCACTAACTTTTCATCAGCGCGGGTTGGAACACCAGCTTTGAGTCTGTTGTTGACATCAAAGTAGTATCCTGCAGGAGCTTCAAATTTAACCAAACTTCCAACAACAATATATTTTTTGTTGTCGGCTGTGTATGGACCAATAGGAACTGGGTTTCCAAGATTGTTAACAAAAAATCCTGTGGTTGTATTAGAAATTGTAGTGCTCTGATTCCAGGATACATTTAAACTCACCAAACTGGGTCTTGGAAATTCAGCATAATAAAATTGCTGCATTAAACTTTCACGTAGAATTGGTTGCACTCTATTGCTGATAACGTTGGCAACTTCATTGCTTGTGGTATAGGTGAACTGAAACGCAGGGAGAGCATAGTTTTCATACAATGCACCGTCGCTTGCAAAACTGTTGGTTGATGCATATTTTCCAGTGCCGTCAACCAGTTCCAGGTATCTACTTGTGCCAATGCTGGCACGGTTCAGTGCTTTGGATTTGATAATTGAGTTGTATGCAGTAAATGGGAAATTATTATAGTCTTCGCCATTGACCATGCGGTTTTGTGTGTAGTAACGAGCAGGAGCACGTTGCTTGATCTCGTCGATTGTTTCACGTGGTTGTGCGTTTGACACAGGTGTGGTAATACCACAAGTGAATGTGATTGTTTCCAACTGACCAGAACGGCTGATGTAGCTGATAGGAATCACTACACTTTGCATTTCTTCTGGGTTGATGATATATTGCAATCCATTGGATGCACGGACATAAGCACGGAAGGTGCCAACTGGAATCTCAGAAAACACACCGTCGCCAAAGTTCAATGTAATTTGATCATTGGCACGACTTGTGATTGAAAATAATTTTCTAACGCCAGGATCTGTTTGCTCTGCTGCCGCAGCGTATACACTTTCAACCCATTTCCATTCTGATGCCACTGTGCCTACATCATCAATTTGATATAACCAATGGTCGTCATTGTTACACCCTTCGATATTGATGTTAACTGCTTGGTTGCTGACTCTATCAGCCAAGTTAAAATCTTGGCTTTGCAAAACACCCTGTTTGAACAGGAAGAAATAGCCGGTGTTGGCAGAGTTAAATCCCAGTGAGTCGTTACGGAATAGAATATTAAACTCGCCATTGGGTTGTGGGCTTGGTTCGTAAACATATTCTCTGTTTACAGAAGTGGCATTCACTGCTTCAAACGGCATGCTTACTCCGTCCACTGTGGCACTGTAAGGGATAACAGGCAGGTAACCAGGGACCAAATTTACAGTATATTCCGAAGTGTCTACACCTAGAATATTTGATCGATTGCCTGGACGTCCGATGCGTTGGCTGCTCACCAAGCTGGCATTGATAATAGCAGAAAATTGTTCTTGCCAGCTAAAGTTTGTTGGGTCTGCCCAGTTGACTGTGATGTTGGCCAAATTGATACCGTTAACATCAGTCACATTCTCAGTTGTGTTTACCGAGAAAATTTTAAGATAACCAGATGCAGATGTATTGCGTTTTGGGGTGTAACCAACCAGTGTTGCCAGTTTGACAACACTGTCTCGACGTTCTGCTGTGTCAATGTAGTTTTCTCTTGCATTTAAATCATTGCGGAATGCAAGGCTCTGCCCCATAAATGCAATAATATCAAGCAAGGCAATGAATTCAGAACTTTCAATGTAGTCATTAAAAGTTTCGGGATAGTATAAGCGTAGATAATCTACAAAACTCTTACGCAACGTTTCAAAGTCGTAGCTTTGGAAGTCAGCTTCACGATAAGTTTGATAGATTCTTTTCCAGTCCTCTACCCCAAAAATAGCAGTTTGTCTAGTAGTCTTAGCCATAGTAGTCCATTATTTGTTTATTTATGGAACTTAAAAACGGCTCAGTTAAACATAGCTTGCGTTGCGTGTGTTTTGATCAAAGAAAATAGACAGGCGCTCGGGCTCTGTGCTGGGAACCAAAATTATCTCAACCTGCAACAGTAATCCGTTTTGTTGGGGGAAAATTTCCACAGTGGATATTTGCAGACGTGGGTCGCCGCCGGCTACTCTTTGTATTTCATTGAGTATTGCTCGTTCAGTTTCGTTTGTTTGATTATCAAACAAGTTGTCCCACAGTATAGTCCCTACTTGGGGGCGGCCGGGGATTTGCCCTTGACGAATATTAAGAGCGTTTAGAAGGTCACGTTTGATCAACGCTGAATCTGTCAACGTAAACTTTTTATACTGACCTTGTGTGTTAAAACCAATGAATGCAGGCATGTGTATATTTAACCTTGATTGCTACCTGGAGCGAATCGGAACGTGCCGTCTTCGTCTGTTGTTATGGGCTTGTTGACTTTGATCAAAGACCCATCAGCTTGTATAACTGTTGATGTGGTATTAACAACCTCCGCAGGAGTATCTGTATACTGCGGAACAGGAACTTTGGGGTTGTCAATGATATCAGCAATGGCCTGGTCGATTACATCTCTTTGTGCGTTTGTTCCATCTGGCGGGGTGTTAATCAACTCAATCTCTTCGCCAAAATATTCCACAAAATCAATGGCATATTGACCTTGGCGTGCTGCAATTGTTAGTTCAGTTTGCTCCAATGAGTCTGCAAATCCATCTGTCCATTCTACAACTCTGCTGACTCCATATTCTGTAGCAGGTTGAACAAAAGTAGCAACTACTCTAGGATCTTCTTCTCCAGTGAGCGTGCCCGAATCTACCAATCCAGTAAACGCTGCTGCCATTAAACCAATTTGCACAATATTTTGCAATTCTTTAGAATTCAAATAGTCACTCAAACTATTGACACCAAATTGGCCTGTCCAGGAACCATTTGATTTTAGCACTACCTCTGCTGATAATCCACCGTTGATCAAGCTCAATGAAGCTGATTTAACCAGGCCAACTGAAACCAGACCCTGAACACTTTGTCCGTATTTGCCAATACCACGAGAGGCAGTGCCTAGTGATGGGCCAGTATACACTGGGTTGTTATCTTTATCCAACTCGTAGCCTGGCAACAAGTTTCCATCGTCGTCGTATGCAGGATATTTCAGTGCTTGATTTTCGGCAGCTTGTGCAGTTAACGAAGTAACTTGTGCAACTGACATTGGTCCTATTTCTGTGACTGCAACTGGTTCTGCAGATACTGTTTCTAGTGTGACACCTCGTTGAACTGCCGAGGCAGAAACTTTTGTATATATTTCTCCAACTGAACTGTTAGGGTCCGGAATTTTAACCTCAACTGGGTTGAGGTTAACACTTGCATCAGCTGCGCCACCGTGCCCTGCAAATGGTTCGTGGGTAGGTGCTCGACTCACAATTGTTTTTAGTATACCCGGTTGACTTACCCATCCCTTGCCAGCAACATAAACAGTGTCTGCGAGTTCAAATCCTTGGAGCACAGGCGCCGGCGGAATAGGTATAGTTTGGCCGCCGTTTAAATTTATCAATCTAGCCGACAAATTTATAAGAGACTCACTCTTTATTGAACAAAATTTACCTTGTAGACCAAGGTTGCCGTCGCTGCGAATGCCAACTGTTTTCTTGGACGTTAACAAAGAAAGTTGTTCGCTGTTTAAAATTAAATTTTCTCCCGAATCTATTAGAGTTGATTTTGCACTTTTAATTCTAAAGGAGCCGCCGGTATACATATTGATGCCTTTGTCTCCGTGGAAATTCAACACACCTTGAGATCTTAAATTGATAGAGTTTGTTGAATACACATCAACTGTGCCTTGCTTGCCAAACTCTAGCCATGTTTGTCCATTTGCATGAGTTATGTAAAATGCGTCGCCATCATCACTCATGGTAATTTGATGGCCTTTGGCAGTGCGGATACGAATCAGTGTGTCCTTGCCGTCAATGTCTCCGTCGTCCATCACAAAGGTGTGGCCGCCTTGACGTCCAACAACTGCAATGTCTTGCAGTCTAACTTGGCCTTGTTCTAGTGAAGGTCTTAAATTTTGATCATTGTATCCACCTTGATAAATTGGTTTACCAGGTGTTGAAATGCCGTAGCAGTTTGATGGGCTTTCTCTTTGAGCACTGCTTTTGATAGGGCCGCGAATGGGATCTTTAATTAATCCTTGTTGGAACAAGGTAGCCGCAACAGTGCTTTGGACTGGTTTTTCTTTGTCAAAGAATCTTGGATCATTTGTAAATTTTGGGTCAATGTCGTTGATCTCAGTTACCGGAACTGCTGGTGCGCCTGCTAGTAATTGTTTCTGTGTTGCATTATTTGTATTGTAATTAGACACTGCGCCTATAGCAGGAATCATTCTGTTGATACCATCTTCAGGAATACAACCAAGATAGTAACCGCCTACAGTCGGATCGCCTCCAACAAAAAAGCAAAGAACTTTTGTTCCCAGTTCAGGGGGAGTAAACCACATGCCGTAACTGTTTCTGTTGCCAGGGTAAGTTCCCACGCCAGTTGATCCTGATTGTTGTGTAGCACCATAAAAAGGAGAAATATATCTAACTGTTCGCCAGCAAGTATCGTCAGTTAAATTTGGAGATCCGTCGCTGTTAGTAGCACCAAACTGTTGGATCCATACTTGCAAGCGTCCAGACCGAGTGTTGTCGATATTGTTAACTACAATACCGACGAACGGACCCATTTCGACTGGGTTTCCGCCACGGTCAAATCGGTATTCTTCGGGGCGCCCTACACTTCTTTGTATATTCTCTGCCATTATGGCTCCTTGACTATATTTTGCCCTGGTGTTCTAATGCCAGGCAATGCTGTTCCGCTAAAATTGTTTGTTCCTGCTGCAAATGTTGCTCTTGCTGCTGCTAGCGCGGCTGCAGGGGTTGCGCCGCCTCTTCTAGCTAGTATATAAGTCGGACTTGCTTGGAGCTGTGCCAAAGTTGGTTCATTCAGTTGAGTCGGCGGATTCAATATCTGCTGTGTTCCCTTGGCAATTGACGATGTTGGTGTTGTTCCAGTTACTGAAGTTGGCTTTGCCCAGGCAGGGGTTTGGGCCACGCTTGGCGCAGCCTGGCCCGAAGCTGAAGACGAAGCAGTTTGTATATCTTGTGGTGGTGGACGACCTTCGCCTGATCTTGGTGGATAG